ATGCCCTACTTCATCACCGATGAATCGCCAGAATGTTCAGGCTGGGCGACAATCAAAGAAGACGGTGAAGTAATCGGTTGCCATGACACTAAGCAGGCAGCGATTGACCAGATGGTCGCCGTCAGTATCGCTGAAGGCATGGAACCGGGCGGCGAGAGATTGAAGATGAAGAAACCGAAGGGATACTTGCGTGCCTTGCCGGATAACTATCGCCCAGCACTGTCACCAGACGTGCCAGATGGTCGAGCGTGCGGAAATTGCTATTTCTACAACGAAAGCGACGTACAAGGTGAACGTGCATGGTGTGAGAAATGGCACGCTTACGTTCACGGTCATTTCTATTGCAATGCATGGCAACCACACCACGAAGAATCTAGACAGACAGAATCATCGACCCCTGCACCAAAGAAAGACCAAATCATCGGTAGCGAAAAAAATGAACCCGGCAGTGCATCAGGTGCAGGTGGTGACATTGAAGTTAGTGAATCTACACGCACGGCTCTTCGAAATAAAGTCAGTGAACACAATGAAGACATGGAACGCCAAGACAAACCGTCATGGACTAGAACCACACTCGGTCAGCTTCTGGCCGTCTATCGACGTGGGGCAGGTGCTTATTCACAAAGTCATAGACCCGGTATCACTCGCGGCGCATGGGCAATGGCAAGGGTCAATGCATTTCTGTATCTACTTCGCAATGGCAGGCCAGAGAATCCGAACTACATCACCGATTTTGACCTATTGCCACAGGCTCACCCCAAATCGACTCGCCAACTGTCTGCCGAAGACCTATCTCCACCCCGATACATTCGTGATGCCGCGTCGAAGGGGTTGGAGTATTACGCCGAAGGTCTTGCAGGTGATGGACTGGTAGCGGCAACTGTCAGAGAGGCAAGAGCTTTAGTGCGTGGCGAAGTGACCGAAGACAAAATCATCAGGGCTAATGCGTGGGGCGCAAGGCATGCACCAGATTTGGACGCACCAAGAAACTCGAACGCAGATGATGAAGGTTTCCCCGGTGCTGGTGCTGTGGCTCATTATCTTTGGGGAATCGACCCATTGAATCCGATGCCAGCAAGAAACTGGTTCGAGCGTAAGGCTGACCAGATAAAGGCAGAGCGTGTAGCAAATCCAGCATTCATCGCTAATATGTTCAGGCAGGAAGTGGGGGAGTCTATGACACCGAAGATTGAGCAGCGCGAAGTCACGTTGGCAGATATTGAGATGCGAAAGACTGAAGAAGATTCTGACTTCATGTCATTTCGTGGCTATGCAGCAGTGTTCAACTCAATAAGCGAAGACATGGGTTTTCGCGAGATAATCAGGCCGGGTGCTTTCACCAAGAGTCTCAAAAGCCGCAATGCGATTCGCATGTTTCTAAATCACAATTCAGACATAGTGCTGGCATCGAGTCGTGCCAAGACGCTTCGTTTGAATGAAGACGAACGCGGTTTGCTGGTCGATGCAGATTTGCCAGATACTTCGGCAGGTCGTGATTTGAGTGTCTTGATGCGTCGCGGTGACGTGGACTCTATGAGCTTTGGGTTCAGCGTGCCGAAGGGCGGCGATTCTTGGTCTGATGACGGCATGACTCGGACACTCAATCAGGTCAGACTGCACGAAGTCTCTGTGGTGACCGGCTTTCCAGCCTACAAAGACACAACGGCGCAGGTGCGTTCGTTCGAGATTCTTGCTGAGCGAACCAACACGAATCCAGACGAACTGGCAGAAGCCATAACGTTGCTTGAAAACGGCAAAGAATTGGACGATGCGAAGGCTGATTTACTTTCAGAAGTCGTGACCAAACTAAGGGCAACGCCTGCCGAAGTAGTCAATTCACTTGACGTCAAGCGCAAACACTTGGAACTGCTAGCCAAAACGCTCTGAACGTTCTAGCATCATCGCAGGTGTAAGCGGAGCCGCTGACCTATTCGTGCGCGGAGCCGCGTCGAGAAAATCCCCATATCCCCTGCGCAACGAAATGAAAGGTAGCCAAATGGACTACTTGAAAAAGCAGGCAGAAGAGCGTGCTAAGGCATGGGAACAGGCAAAAGAATTGCTTGACCGTGCTGCTAGCGAAAATCGCGACCTAACTGCCGAAGAAAATGAGACTTACGGACGCATCACCGCTGACATTGATGAGCGTGCTGCCGTAATCGCTCGAATCACCGCTGACATGGAACGTGAGGCACGTGCTGCCGAAGCCATGAAAGGCGTTGAGTCACAGGTTCGTGACATTGAAGTGCCGGAGTCTGGCGACAGCGACATGCTTCGCAAGCTCGTTCGTGGCGAAGTGCGTTCTTACACGATTGAGAAACGCGACATTGCCAAGAGCAGCACTGGCACTCCACTTGACGTCACTCTGTTCGACCAAATCTTGCTTCGTGCCCGTGAAGTCGGCCCGATGCTTGACCCGAACATCGTGACCGTCTTGAACACTGAGCGTGGCGAAAAGATTCAGATTCCGAATCTCTCGACTTACTCAGTGGGCACGCTCACCGCTGAGGCAGCAGTCTTTGCGGAAAGCGACCCGACATTTACCACTATGGTCGATTTGGAAGCATTCAAGTTTGGAACGCTTTTCCAAGTCAGCCGTGAATTGCTCACTGACTCTGGCATCGCGTTAGAGCCATTCTTCGCTGAGCAGGTCGGTAATGCTCTCGGTTTCGTCGTGAACACCGCATTGACCACTGGTTCAGGTTCATCGCAGCCGAATGGTGTGGTCACTGCATCGGGTTCAGGCATAACTGGTGGCACTGGCGTAACTGGTGCATTCACTGCCGATAACGTCATCGAGTTGGTCTACTCGCTCGATGGTGCGGCACGTCGTCTGCCCGGTTTCGCAATCATGGGCAATGGCACTGCCATCGCAGCGCTTCGCAAGTTGAAAGACACTGCCGGCAACTACGTCTTCCAGCCAGCTTTGGTCGGTGGACAGCCAGACAGCGTGCTTGGTTACCCATTGCACGAAAACCCACACATGGCATCGCCAGCACTTTCGGCGAAGTCACTCATTGCTGGACACTTCAAGTCTTATTATGTCCGACAGGTCGGCGGAATTAGACTTGACCGAAGTGATGACTTCGCATTCACGAATGACTTGGTGACTTTCCGTGCCACGATTCGTGTCGATGGTGATTTGCCACAGACCACTCATGTCAAAAACTTCATCGGGAACGCTGCCTAAATAGGCTTGGACTCGATGAATTAAAGCGTGGGGTCGCTAGCGGCGCAGGGCTGGCGACCCCACTTCCTAACTGCGAAGGAATGAAGTGAAAAAAAATGCGAATAAGCATCAAAAACACAGTGGTCAATCTGCCCGACGAAGTGGCACTGACCCTAATCGAAGATGGCATCGCCCTGCCGTATCAACAGACCACAATCGACCAGCGCGAATCTTGTGGGTTAGCAATGCCCCTTTCGCAAAAACAGGATATGGCGAACAAACCGCGCAGGTCATCAAAAGACTCAAACAAAACAATTACAAAGTAGCGGTCTCATGTAACTATGGATTAGAAGCCGCCATGAGTGAATGGAATGGCTTCACTCTCTACCCACGTGGCTATGACATTTGGTCAAATGACGTCATCACCGCTAATGCCGTGAACTGGTTCAATGGTGACCCAGCCGCACCGAATCTAATCATTACGCTGTTCGATGTTTGGATTTTCAAGGGCGAGCAGTGGGATAGGGCTAACAAAATCGCGTGCTGGACTCCAATCGACCATATGCCATTGCCGCAGATGGTCGGCAAATGGTTGGCCAAACCAAACATCGAACCGATTGCCATGTCAAAGTTTGGCGTCCAGATGCTTGAAGCTGCTGGATTTCGTGACGTTATCTATGTGCCGCATGCCATAGAAACTACCTTCAAACCAACATGTGAATACAAAGCACCGACAGGCACGATGACCGCCAAAGACTTGACCAAAATTGATGATGACCGATTCATGGTCTTGATGGTGGCAGCCAACAAGGGTCAGTCACCATGCCGCAAGTCATTCCCCGAAGCATTTCTGGCTTTCGCGGCATTCGCAGAGAATCACGATGACGCCGTGCTTTTCTGCTACACAGAAGACACAGGCATCATGCAGGGCTTGAATCTTCGTGAACTGGCCGCAGCTTGCGGAATCAAGCCGCATCAAATCCAATTCATCAACCAATATGCCTATCGACAAGGGTTGCCACATGAAGCAATGGCGACGATTTACACACGCGCCGATGTATTGCTAGCACCATCGATGGGCGAAGGCTTTGGGATTCCAGTCATCGAAGCACAAGCTTGCGGTCTGCCAGTCATAGTTAGTAATTTTTCATCACAACCAGAGTTGATAGGCGACGGCTGGCAGGTCGGTGGGCAGGTCTGGTGGGATTTTGCCCAGAAGGCATTCATGCAGACACCAGACATCAAGCAAATCATCGTGGCATTGAACGAAGCCTATGAAAGACCGCGTGAACGCAGCCAGACTGCGATTGACTTTGCGTCCCAATATCTGGCCGACTATGTGTTCGACACCTACTGGAAACCAGCCCTGCATCGGTTGATTTGATGATTCCAGCCCTAGTCGTGCCGGTCTTGACCCGATATGAGTTGCTTACCGACTTCGTGGCACGAATCGATTACCCAGTCGCACAGTTGGTCATCATCGACAATGGCAACCAGAAACCATCGATTCAGTCTGACTTCGTGGAATCCGTGAGCGTAGTCAGCTTGCCGTTCAATCTTGGTGTGTCTGCTAGTTGGAATCTAGGCATCAAGGTTACGCCATTGGCTAATTACTGGCTAATCAGTAACTTTGATGTGGCGATTCCGGCTGGTGGCTTGCAAAGAATCCATGAGCAGGCCAAGACTGATGCTGTGGTGCTGTCAGGTGTGCCGGGTCGATTCTTCTGCTTCACAGTCGGCGAGAAAGTCATCGAGTGGGTCGGTCTTTTCTGTGAAGGCATCTATCCTGCCTATTTCGAAGATAATGACTTCCATCATCGCTGCAATGTGATGGGCATTCCAGTCATCGATTCCGGCGTGCAGGTCGAACATGCCAATTCATCGACCCTGCATTCGTCGAATGACTTCATAAGTCGAAACAATGTGACTTTTCAGAGTAATGGGGCATTCTTCGAGCAGAAGAAAGCATTGGGTGACATAAGCGCAGGCGAATGGAGTCTGCTGACTGTCAGAAAGAATCGCTGGACGTGATTGTTTACACAGGCGGCACGTTCGACATGTTTCATAGGGGTCACGTTCGATTCTTGAAGGCGTGCAGGGATTTGGCAGGCGAATCCGGGCTGGTCGTGGTGGCTCTGAATCAAGATGACTTCATCGAGCAATTCAAGAAACGCAAACCCATCTGCTCATTCGAAGAGCGTCACGAAGTGCTTTCAGCCTGCCGATATGTCAATCGGGTTATTCCGAACTGGGGTGGTGCTGACTCGAAGCCAGCCATTCTGAACGTCATGCCAGACGTCATAGCGATAGGCAGCGATTGGAAACCGCCACGCGACTACCACGCACAGATGCAATTCACGTCGGAATGGTTAGACCAGCATGACATTCAATTGGTCTTCATAGACAGGGATTTGGACATTTCGACCACACAGATTCGGGGCAGATTTGACTGAGATTGTGGTCGTGGCTACCGCACCGGGTCGTGAACATTGGCTGAATGACTGTCTCAAATCAATGCCTAACATCGACGTCATGGTTCTAAGCGACTTCACCTTCGAGCTGGGCAAAATCAAATGGCTTAGGGATAACACCACCATCGACAGATTCTTACTGGTTCAAGACTCAATCATCTTCAAGAAAGAAAGTCTAATCGCAGACCTATTCGCTACCGAAGGCTCGGTCTGTCTTATCAACTGCCCTAGACGTTATGGCTGTTATTTCGGCATCTACGAGATGGACGTTATTCGCATGATGGACGTGCCGACAGTCTCGACTAAGGCTGAATCAATCCGATACGAATATGAATGGAATGAGTCTTATGCGACCAACGCCGGACGGGTCACCATCGCTTTTGATGACCTACTTGACAGCATGGCAAAAGGCGTGGTCGAGCATCATGGCAGACCGAATCTGTTGATTGAGAATGATTATGTCATTAAATACAAAGGCGACTGGGGGCAGAGAATCGTCACATGGTGATTGACGCCATAACCTTCGGCGGCGAAGTGGACATGCTTGAAGGGCGAATGTACGAGCTGATGCCGCACATCGATTACATGGTCATCATCGAGTCGAATCGCACCTACACCAACAGACCGAAGGTCTATCAGTTTTTAGAACACTTTGACCGTTTCCAGCCATTCGAAGACAAGTTTCTCTATCAGCCGATTGAAGGTCTTGGCTCGAATGATGCGTGGGCGAATGACTATCACCAGAGACGCTCAGTCGGCGCATTCTTATCGAAGATGGGTCTTGATGACGATGACGTGGTGTTTCTGTCCGATACTGACGAATGGTTCGACCCTGCCCTGATTCCGCAGGTCGAGAATCTGGTCTATGCCATAAGGCTCAAAAAGTTACACATGAGCTTGCACTGGTTTCACAAATGGGAAACTTGCGGCATCGCCGCCAAGTGGGGCAACTTGAAAGGCAAAGACGTAGATTCGTTGCGCTGGCAACGTGGCACGATGCCAACACTCGAAGGCGGCTGGCATCTGACCAGCATGGGAAACCACGAATATCTGGTGAACAAAATCAACTCATTCGCTCACCAAGAATTGAACTGGGCAGGCGTTGAGTCTGAATTGCTTGACTGCTGGACTGATGGTCACGATTTGGCTGGTGACTGGTTCACCGAGATAGATATTGATGCCACGTTTCCGCAATGGGTAAAAGACCGAAAAGCACCTGCCGATTGGTATCGTAGGCGACATGGAAGATGACACCAAAGAGCCTGACTGGGGTTCGAGCTTCGAAGATGCAATCGATTACGTCTTAGATTCGGTAGTAATCTAAGGCTTCAAAATTAGGAGTTGAATGTCGAACTACACAACAGGTTCAGCCGTCAAATTGGCTGCCAGAATCACCGACAGCGTGGACGATACTCTAATCACAGCGGCAATCGAATCGGCTAGTCGCCTGATTGACGGTTATTGTGGCAGGTCATTCTTCGCCGGTGGTAGTGCGGTTCGAATCTATGCAGCCAGCAATGATTTTCTAGTGCAAATTGACGATATGGCTGGCACGGCTGGTCTAATAATCAAATCCGACACACAAGCAAATGGCACTTTTGATACCACATGGGATTCGACAGATTATCAACTAGAACCCTTGAACCAAATTGCTGATGGTCTGACTAACTATCCTTACACAACGATTCGAGCCGTAGGCGATTATTTCTGGCCAATGTCGAACGGTGAAGCATTGGTGCAGGTCACATCAAATCAATGGGGTTGGCCGGCGATACCAGACCCAATCGAACAAGCGTGTGTGATTCAATCACTTCGAATCTTCAAACGGCTTGACTCGCCGTTAGGTGTCTTGGGCTTCGGCGATTTAGGCGTGGTTCGTGTAGGACGGTCACTTGACCCGGACGTGGCACAGATGATTGACCCATATCGCAGAATGCGTGGCATCTACTAGTGGCATCAATCAGCCAACTGCGCACCGGCATTGCCACCAGACTGGCGACAATCTCTGGTCTGCGAAACGCCGCAACCATGCCGGCGCAACCAAACCCACCAATCGCGATAGTCATTCCACAGCGTGTGTCTTATGACACGGCATTCTCGCGTGGGGTGCTGACCTACACGTTCACGGTGCAAGTCATTGTGGGGCAGGTGAGTGAACGCATCTCTCAGTCACTTCTTGACGGTTTTGCATCTTCTAGTGGTGCTAGTAGCATCAAAGTAGCCATCGAAGGTGACAAAACTTTGGGTGGTGTCGCCAGCGACGTTCGAGTGAGTGAGATGACTGCTTACCAGTCGATTGTGGTTGGCGAGATTACCTACATGGGTGCAGAGTTTGAAGTCTCTGTGCTGGCAGATTAGGAGCAAAAAAAATGGCAGTATTCGCAGCAACAGATTACAAAGTCACCGTGAACGGCAATAATCTCTCTGACCGTTTGCAATCAGTCGAACTTTCGCTGGAAAGCGACGATTTAGAGACCACTGCTTTCGGTGACACTTTCAGAACCAGAGTCGGTGGATTGAAGACGGGCACAATCACCCTGACCTTCTTCCAAGACTTCGCAGCAGGTGAAGTGGACGCGACTCTGTTTCCACTTTACAACACCATCGCGACTGTGGTGGTAGTGCCGACCAGCAGCTCAGTTTCGGCAACGAATCCGAGCTATACCACGAATTGTCTGGTGAACCAGTATTCACCTTATTCGTCATCGGTTGGCGACATCGCGACCATTTCCGTATCGTGGCCGACCACAGGTACTGTGAGCAGGGGCACGGCATAACGTGAAAATGAACCTGCGCGTCACTTACGCAAGTGGCAAGACCGAAGAAGTAGTCGCGTCTGCGGCTGACTTGGTTGCATTCGAAAGCCAATTCAGCCGCAGCGTGGCAAAGTTTGAGACCGAGTTTCGCTACACAGACATTTGCTGGCTGTCTTGGCATTCACTCAACAGACGCAAAAAGACCACCAAATCGTTCGATGAATGGATTGGTGAGATTGATTCAGTCGATTTGGGAAGCGAGACTAATGAGATACTCCCTTTGGAGAGTCAAGCGCAAACTGGATAATCGCCGGTCTTGCGTGTGAGACAGGCATCGCACCATCGGCATTGATGCATGAATCTGACCGTATGATTGTCACGATGCTGCGCTATCTGCGCTGGAA